TCTTTTCAATCCCTACATTAGGTGATATAAAGAAAGGGTTGTCTCGTATTTTCTTCTCTAACTTTCTCGTATGATCTTTAAAGTCAAATTGAAGGAACCCACGATCTAGTTTCAGACTAAGATCGCCTAGGCACTCCAACTTGGGAAGCATATCATTCGGAATCGATTTAAGATTCTGAACAATACATGAAGTATAAGCTTCATGAAATAATGGATTATTCATCCACTTATAATACTTCACCAAGCCGAAATGTCTAAGAACCGGTTCAAAATGACTTTTGAGAAGAGCTTCAGCAGGCTCTTGTAGACACTCTGGAAGTGTAGAGTAAGGCGTGCCCTCGTCCCATTCGACATTCATTATTTCATAATAAATTTTTGGATAGGATTTTAGACGGCCCAACAATGACTCTTCTTCGATTTCGGCCTTATTATGGCCGATGTCTACAAAGGACTTAATGGACTTCACAGTGGAATCCTTAGAACAATCTTGTTTATTTCGGTTAGTAATTAACCCAAAATTAATATATGGCACCTTAACGATGTCACGAAAAACTTTTTGGTCATTTACAATGTCGTAATCAATTCTCCAAAGAGCAGAATTGACTTGCATAAATCTATCAGTAACAAAATTCTTTCCGACACTTGGCTCAAAACCATAGTATCGCAATTGAGTAAACCAGACTTCATTGAAAGCATCAGTGGATTTAAAGATGATATCATCACCATTAATTTTCACTGGAAACTCTCTAATGAGTTGGTCCATACTGACACATTTACCGACATATTTTTCAACCGATTGCCAATAACAAACGAAATTGGCAATACACAAGACAACAAAGGATATAACGTGTCCCATCAACTGACCATTCTTCTGAATGAAGGGAGGGCAGGTCTCGTACTCGAACTTATCGAGAGCATTACCATACCTAGGGAACTTAGTAAGATCCTGTCGGATCTTACAAGCACACAAGGTCTTAATAATGTTATGAACCAAAATTGGATCATTACAGCCTGATAACACTTCCGAGATAACCATCTTAGAAATGTCTCCTCGCAAATTGTCAGTTGCGGCACTATAATCTCCACTAGTGATCTTCTCACCTGGTTTAATATCTTTAACCAGGGGTAAAAGGTGATCCTTCCTTAAGGATTCACCGATCAGAGAGAAGAAACCTGACTTGTGGCCTTTTAGGAACTTCCACAAGCGTTTTTGGATTTTATGCATTCTTACATGAAGACCTGTTGATGGTCGTGTAATAGTTCGCACCTTTAGGGGCTCCAATATGAAACTTGGAGAGACCTCGTTTTTAAAGAGATCAACTTCAGTTCCTGACCCATAATTAATGGGTTTATTGGGAAAGATGTCAAGAACGTCTTCTAATAAAACAGGACAGACCGAATAAACAGATATTAAATTCTGTTTTAACCGATCTTCTTTATCGAAAACGAACCCTATACACTCAGAGCTTAAGTAAACATATCCCCCGGTTGCATTAACACAGGGAGTACCTTTACCATATAGTTCACGACGAACATGACCTACATTACCACCAGCGGCGTAAGCGCTAGAAAGAGTTGAATTCGCACTTTGTTTGGGCGAATCCTGACTACTAAAATGAAGTGATTCGAAACCGGTTTCAGACCGAATGAGCTTTCGAACCTTCACCTGTAAATCCCAAAGGACATCATCGTCAACAGGATGATAGGTTCCCAACTTTAACCCATTAGTAACCAAACTTTTTTGAATTACTTCTGGACCAGAAGGTAAGAGACCTTTCTTAAATCCCTGAAAAACAGTATTAATTTTAATCTGATTTTTCTGACGACGACGTCCGTCCTCACCACTTATTCGACCAATCTCACACCTTAACTTTTTAGGGAAAAGTGAGAGACCGAAGTAGTGAAGAGGTTTATCAACAGGTGGTTCAACATCCCAAAACTTTGTAAAAGCAAGGTTTGTTGAATATTTCATTTGAGGAGTAGTCTCCTGATAGAATTCTAAGAGCAAGTAGCGATTATATTCTACTTCTAATTCTTCCTCAGTCAACTCAATTCCAAAAACGAGACAGAGTTCGGCAATACGCCGAACAAAGTCTTCAGCCCTTTCAGAATATGTGTCAATAAGATCATTTATGAAATCAACATTAGGCACCAATTGACCGTTATTCACGGTTAATTGTGGTTGCCAATCATAAATGAGATCGCAGTCAAAAGGAACAGTGCGTTTCTCAGTAGGTCTACCTTTATGGTAAAACCACTTATGAATGCACTTGGACTGCTTGCACACATCAGAAAGATGAGACTTTCCATCACTGCCGGTCTGCACTTTTAAGAGTGCATTCCGGTAGCGACGGTAGAGAGCAACGGTATCCATATGACGAAAGACAGTAGGTACCACCATACCCTCAGAGGTTAAGGTGAGTATCTTGTCTACTAAAAGTTGTATTGGACTTTCAGAGCTATCTTCCGGAAAGGGACCATCTGACGCGATTACCCTGGCTATCTGAACCAAGGTGGCTGCTAAGTACTCTTTTATATTTATCATTATAATAAGGGTGTCTAAGTGGATGTCAAAGTTTGGATTAACCAATTGCGT